TGGTAATAGGCTACATCCCATTCTAGCGGCGTCACGTTGTCTCTGTGCGTCACTTTCCATATTGAGGAGTCTTTCTCATCGGAGGTTAATATCATGCCCTCCTCGACATCCTCCGGCGTTATATAGCGTCTCTTTTTCATAGTAGATAACTCCTCCTAACTCAAGCGGGGTAAATATATAACCCTTTTAACTCCCTATACCGTGTAAAGTATAGTAAATACTAGTAATAACAAAAATAAGCTATATATAATAACTATAGGGGATATTCCACCTATAAACATAACCCCAGCGTATAATAACAAGGATAGCACGATAGGCCTAGTCTTGTCTGTTAAATTCTCATCAATCATCTGATAACCACTCCTTTACTTCCTTATCAACCGCTGCATTGTTCGGATAATCTATTCTATAAGCTACCTCATCAATCAATTTGTTAACATACATAGCCCCGTATTCAACGGTTAGTATCCCATCCATTGCTCTAATTTGCTGGAATATAACCACGTCGCCACTCTTTCTAAAGCGTTTAGTCAAGTCTAGCATCAATTCTATGTCTGTTTCCTTTAAGTCTATGTTATCCTTCACTTTAGCCACTCCTTCGCTTCCTTATTGACCTTGTATGGCCTATCTAAGCCTCTCTTGTAGTATTCCTGCATTAGCCTTAAGTAGTAGCCATAGTAGCTATCGTTAGCGTTTACCGCAACCCAACCTAGACCGTTTAAGCTATCTAACAGGTCTGTATTTGAATAATCTCTTATTGCCGACATATATCCCCTTCCTGTGTATTATCAAGTAGTTACCCTATTCTGCACCGGGGTAGTCCTAATATTACTCCTATGTATAATATAATACACTATAACCAAGTCTTAATCTCTAAGTCAAGTATACAATCCTTTAAATAATCATCCCTATTATGTAACTCTAACAAGCAAGATACTCTATACTCTAGGTTACACTCAAACCAAGTTAACCCTTCAACGTCATGTTCTTCTTTACTGTATGTGTCTAGTGCTAAGCCTGTTAATAACTCTTTTATGTCCATGTTAGCAAATCTCTCTATCCAGTAATCATCTAGGAAGCTAATAATTCCTCTAGAGGCCTTCCAAGTAGCTAGCTCCTCATTAGTCTGTAGAGTCTTAAACTCTGCTTTATAGTTTGTTAAGTTTCCCATATAGCCTCCTTTCTTAGTAATATCTTATAGTTATAGTCTTTGAATAGGTTAGTGAATAGTAACGTGACAAGCTATTGCCTTTAATAACAAGTATTTAACGAAGGGAAGGGGTAGAAAGTGAATAGATAAGCTCTAAATTACCCTTGAAATAGTCATGAAACAATCATGAAAATGATGCTCAAAGAGACACTCTCCCCTAATCCCTTGCTCTAATAAGGCTGATCTTCCGTTTCCAGCTCTTCCTTGTCCTCCTCCAAGTCCCATTCTAGGTTCTTCCTTTGTTCTTCCGTATAAATGAAGTTATCGTCTAGCATATCTATCAAAAAGCTACTATGTCTATTCTCATACAGACTTTCATCCTTAAATACTAATAAACTCAATTCTCTTTCACTGTGCGTTGTTATGTCTTTTTTCATCTTATTTCCCCGCCTTCCCTTTTTTACACTTACAAAGTTTAGTAATCTCGGACTCTTCTATGTTAAAACCGTTAGCCCCTTCGTAAACTATCCCGGCATGCCCTAAATGGATACCTATAATTTCAGATTGATATACGTCTTTGTGTGTCGTAACGGAAGCTCCAACATAACTTATCCTATGAGATTCCTTCTCAAACTCCACGATCTGATTTACCCTATACTTAGCTAGCATAATAGTTAAAACTCTTACTTTCCGTTCTAATTCCTTTATTCTCTTATTGTTAAACATCTTATCCCCCGTTTCTTAATTTCCGTCTAAGGCTCTTATTAACCCTTTTAAGTCTATTCCTAGCCTTTCGGAGCCTCTTAATACGTTTCTTTAACTTAGCTACGTTATCGGTAGCCATAGGGCATTCTACCGCCTCATGTTCTATTTGCTGGGTTACTTGTTGCTCTGATCCACATCCTGCTAACATTAGAGTAAGTACTATTAACCAAACTGTCAATACCTTTTTATTATACATTATCCCCACCTTTCAAGTTAACGCCTAAGCCGCCATTGTCTTTAATTTGCTGTACAGCTTCTAGGAAGTTCATCTTAACCTACTAGCTCCACTAGATTCTCTTGCGCTATTTCCATGAGTCTAGGAAGATCGGCTCTAGTTCCTTTAGCTTGTACCAATACGATTGATTTAAACATGATTATGACTTGATCGTTTAAGAATAATACTTTCATTGTTTTCCCCTTTATTTAATACTATCAAAGTTTAGTTACTTTTTCAGTGCCGTTCTATCTTAGGTAGTTGCAGTAGACGTGCCAACGCATAAGCCCTTGACTTTACTAGGTTGCTGGAGGTGGAAGGTGTAGAAGTTATGGTCGGTCGACGCTAAGTATACGTTATCATTACTGTAGAAGTATTAGACACGTACAGAAGTTATACAGTAGCAGGTATACTCCTATTAGAATAGATCGCGTGTACGCGTAGCAAGAAGCATGCCAGGCACAGAGCATGCATAGGGGGGGTGTACGAATGGGCTAGGAGGGGGTGGGTCGGACTCGGTACTGGGTCACACTCCCTCCCGTTATCTGGGACTTTAATAAACATGAATGATATTAAACACTTAACTTTTTAAGTTGACAGAATCGGCACTATATGCTACTATAAGTATATGTTTATACTAACAGCTAAATGCGGAACTAATGTAACAGTAGACGAAGACGTATATTTAAAATACAAAAACCGTGTTATTACGGTAAAAGATGGCTACCCTTGCATTAATTCTTGGTTAGTTAGCCACAAAGGTAATAGGTATAGAGCTAAGCAAAGCTTACATAGGCTTATCTTAGAAAAGAAGCCGGGGTTGGTCGTAGACCACACTAATAGAGATAAATTAGATAATAGAAGAGTTAACTTAAGATACTGCAGAACAAGAGATAATAACAGGAATCGTACTGGCTCTGATAATTGCAGTTCTATGTACAAAGGAGTTGATTTTTTAAAAGATTGTAAGTTATGGAGAGCTAGAATTAGAACTGATGAAGGTAGGCTGTCTTTAGGTAGGTTTGATAGCGAGAAGGGTGCAGCACTAGCCTATAATGAAGCTGCTATCAAATACCACGGAGAGTTCGATTGTTTAAATATTATGGATTCTTGAAACGTCTGTTAATATTTTGAGAGTCCTTACCTTCTTACGTAAGAGCCTACATACCCACAAGACCTACACTTATGCCTATTGAACAAGTGATAGCTTTCCCTGTCTTTGTGTTTGCAGAATAACCTCTTAAGTCATTTCACTTTAACCAATCATTAATCTCTTCTTGTAGGTAGAGTACCCTTTCGTAGTCTGGTATCCTTTTCCATTCAGGATTATTTTGTATATTGCCTACAGACCAGTTACTTCCGTCGTAGTTGGTTTTGTAGTCCAGGGCTCTAAGTGTAGTTATATAACTTCCAGGCCCATAATCTGCAATTACTGCTGTTACTAAGTAAATTCTATTGCTGCTATCGGCATAGTAGTCTCCTATTTTTATCACTTTATCTTACCTCTAATCATACTCATTTCTCACAACCTTCTTCTTCAGGTAGCTTAGCGAGCTTGCTCCTAAAGCCACACCAAGAGATTATCTGAGTAGGGTTTCGGAAGAACCCACCGTCAGCCTTCTCAACGGCCCTTAACATGTCTAAGCATCCTTGTTTGTAGTATCTTTCATTTAAGTCTCTAACTTCCTCTGAGGAGGCTGATATGAGCTTAGAAATCGCGGGAGGTAGTTGCTCGCTAGAGCATCCACTTAGCAAGAGCATTGACAATACGAATAGGTACTTCATACCTCCTCCAAAGGTTCTAGGGTTATCCTACCAGGGTCTACTAAACGATGCTCGTGTATAATCTTACCTGAGTCATCGTAGCTGGCTCCACTTGGCTCTACGGAAGCTTCGAAGGTCAAAGGCTCTTCCGGCGTTATTACATAGCCCTTTTGTTCCATGCTCTCTATATTCTCATCCGTTAAGCCGTAAAAATCTTGTAGCTTTAGAGCGTCCTGTACTTTATAAGATATTTTTGAAGCTTTCTTTTCTACCGTTACTTTTACTCTCTGCCCGATGAAGGGGGTGAACTTGTAAGATAGTAGACTGTAAGTGCGTTTACCTTTTGCACTGAATCCGTCAGGTTCAGATTTACAAGAGAAGCCTCCTACATAGGTTACTACCTTGTTGGGGATCTCTATGATCTTAACTCCCAGCCTGTTTAGTAGTTTTGGAGTAAGAGCCTCACCATCTAATTCTATGGAACCGTTAGCTAGGACATCGTAAGGACCTACCACTTCCCCTTGTATGTTTAGTTTTACTTTACTTATGTTCATGCTAACCACTCCTTTACTTCGTTAGCTACTGTTCTTTTCTTCATAGATTCTATATCTAAGTCGCAATAGGAGTCCACTAAGCTCATTGGCTGCTCATCTGAAAAGCTCCTAAATTCTCCAGTATATAACCAACCTACTCTATATTCAGATGTATCTGGTAGAAACTCTAATATCTCAATCTTAAGACTGCTCGTAGACATTTTCCAAGTTGCTATATCTCCTGGTTTAAATTTCATAGTAATCATCCCTTTATTTCCTTTTCTACTGTACGTTTGTTTTCGTAATCCGGTAGGTATTTTATACCCCTTCCTACAAAACCATCTAAAGACGTGCCAGGGTAGGAGTCATAGATATCTTCTGAGTTAGCTATGCCGTCTACGTATTCGAAATAAAACCCAGACTCACCGGCATCGGCGTAGTATCCGTTCTTTTCTTTAGCTTCCTCGTTACTCATTCTTCTACACAAGTGTCTACCTTCGCACCTTGTAAAGTACTCCCCTGGTTTTATTTCGCCTAGTTTCATATTAAGCCTCTACCCTACTCCGTTTCTTCTTACCGCAGTCTCCGCAAGATCTTTCTTGTAGTTCCCCTATTACCCCGCCGTGTATGGTACTTTCTATAGTTCCAGCGTGTTCCCACTTCCCCCAAGTATGGAAGTGTATCCCAAAGGTGGAAGTTAGCCACTGTTTTAATATATTAATCATTAGTCCATACCTTTGCAGTAGCTAGGGTCTACTTTATCGTGTCTGTTTAGTCAGGATTTACGATCAGTACCTTTCCAGTAACGTGTAGAATCGTAACTCCTAGTATTAACTAGGTAGTATTCTTCTCCTACTTTTAGTATCTTGTTATAGTAGATCTCTTTTTTAAACTCGTTACTAAAGTCTTGTGCTATGCAATCCCCCGGCTTAAACTCCGCCCTAAGGCTGTTACAAGCTCCTAAGGTAAGTAGTAATGTTATAAATAATGTTTTCATGTCATCTCCTTAGTTCCTCGTTTTAGGTCTTTGCGTTTTCTTTCCGCGTTCGCTATAAGTTCTTCTGTCCAAGCCTCGCCTAGTTTCTTTAAGTCGTCATTACTAACTTCAGCCACAGAAAAAGACTTTGAACGGTCGCCCTCTCTAAACAGGAAGTTAGGGACCTGAGGAATACCTATCGTTATATTTACTTTAGTTTTAAATGTTTTAGTTGTCATGTCATCTCCTTTAATGCTTCACGGGCTAGTTCGCCGCCGTCTCCATCGTACCCTACTGATCCATAGTATTCCAAAACCTCAACGAGCTTAGCTGCCTTGTCGCGCTCGTTTTGAATTTCGTTAGCTATCTCTTCTTTGAGCCAATGATATATAGAACCTCGTAGCTTTTTCATGCCGTTATTTATAAAGCAATTACCGGCCAGCAATATATCGTCGGCTAGCTCTCTTGGTGTTTTCATATCATCTCCTGTTTAAATCTTTAGCTCTGTTTGAAACCCTTTGGAATATTTTGAGTTCCCACGCCAAGGGTTACTCTACCTTACTCTATATCCCATATTACTCATGTGCTCTAGCATAACATGCCTAGGATTATCTGTAAAGAAGTTAATTAAGTTAGCTTTAATATCTATTAACGCTGGATAAGAGTCCGAAGGGTTAACTGCATGGGCTTTATTTTCCCGCTTAGGATTAGTATTAAACATGACTAGCTTTTGAGTTACTTTAGCTATTGCGTAAACATCTCTGTTCCTGCAGTTATTCATTAAATAACACCCTCTCTGAGCCTTCAGGCTCTTGTGTAATGGATTATCGTGCTGGAAGCTACCTTGGTAGTACTCGTCGGTAAACTTCCTCAGGAAGGCTAAGTCTTGCTTAGATAGGTCATCTAAGTAGTCGTAGTCTACTACTTCATTCCTAATCTTAGTAGAAACTCCCATAGTAGCCCTAGCCCTGAACTTAACATTTTTCATATTACTATTCTACCACGTAACTAACTACTTGTCAAGTACCTACCTATATGTTATAGTATAAGTATGAAAGATGGTATAGTTCCTAAAATAGGAGAGGTGTATAGATTTACTTCAAAGGATTACTGGCCTTTAGAAATAGAATGTATAAGTATAAGAGATGTTAATGAAGGATTTATGGGTAGAATTCTGTCTGTTCAAGAGGATTTCTACAACTCTCATATAGGAGGTGTTGAGCTTTTTCGCTCTACTGAATATAAAGCTTTAGAGTTATCAAGAGATTACGTGAAGAAGAAGATGGTAAAAGAAGAGGTAGCTGAATGGTTAGGGTAGCCAATCTGTTACTTCTTCATCTACTACTTTAATATGTTCGTAGTTGTCTTTTAGTTTAAAGGAACACATCCAATGTCGGCTAGGGAACTCCGGGTCGCAATGCTTAAATATACCTACATTGAAAGGGATGAATAAATCCCCATGTTCCGGCATTTCAAAATCTAGCTCACCTTCTACTAGCTCTACAAACTTAGCTGTAGTATATTCAAAAGAGTCTAATGAAGCTAACTGCACTATAATGGACCAAGTTATATTTTCTCCATGCGTCTCTGCCCTCTTCTCAACTCGATAGTACTGCCCTACTTCAGCCATTCGTCTACTTCCTTATCTACAGTATTCATTTTCTTTTTTTCTTCATTCCTTAACTTCAACTCTTCTTTATATGCAAATACTACTGCCTCTAGCTGGAGGTAGTGATCGTGTCGATCAGGGTCTTTATGCGCATCGGCAATTATAAAAGAAGTAGCTATATGTAACCAGTGTTCTAGTTCTTCTATAGTAGGTTCTGCTTTAGCGTCCCTCCTAGCTTTCTCTAGCCAGTGCTTATCCATAACCTACTCACCGCCGGGTATAGTAATAGAAATAGCCAGCTCGTTCAACTCTTGTAACAGTTTTATAGCTCTGTCTCTATCCTTTTCATTAGCCGTCTCTACTTCGATAACAGCCGCTGCTGGTTTAGTAAAATCTTGGTATTGTAGTTTTAGTATGAAGGGTTGTTTAATTGTCATTCTAGCCATTCCTTTGCTTCTATGTCTACTTGTACTTTGCTTCTGCATCTATGAAAAGCGGCTTCATAGTCTATCTTCTTATGGCAACTTTGCATATCTTCTGTCTGTATTATTTCGTTTGCCATACCTGCGTAATAGACTTTGTAGTTCTTTTTTTCTACTTTATGACCTTCTAAAACTTCGTCCATCAACATCGTAATCTCTTTTGCTATAAGGTCCTCCTTCTCTTTTATATAAACTTCGTAGGCTTTTTCTATGTAGTCTTTGGTGGTCATTCTAACCACTCTCCTACTTCGTCTCCTAGCTGTTTCTGTTTCATGAAGTCTTCATCCAGCACAAACCTAGTCACTCGGTTTTTAGAAGTTATGATTTTAGTGCGGTAGGGTGTGTCGTTGTGAAATTGCACAGTAATGGCCCTAATTACTCCGTTGTTATTGTATAAAGCTTCTATATAAAAGCGCTCCGGACTAAGCTTGCTTTTATAAAAATCACTCATCTGCACCCCGAGGTAAGTATTTCCTGCTTTAAAGTCTTTCGCTGTTATGGTATTACTTCTAAAAGCTCGTCTAGCTTTATCGTACTTAATGGCAGTACCTGTAGGGAATACCAGCTTCTTAAGATCCTCTAGAGTCATGACGCTTCCTTATTCGTAGCTTTCTCTGCCGCCTTAGCGAGCCTCTCAGGGCTTCTAGTAATCAATGCCCAAAGGAATAATGCAGACAGGGGCCAGAAGATAGCAGTCCATATAAAATTAGAAAATAATCTCTTAAAGAATACTTCCTTGATTGCTGGAACCTTACCTACCATTAGAAATACACTAGCTGCCGTAGCGAACCCTATTACAAAATAATTAAATAAAAAACTATACATCTTCTTTATACCTATCGTCTTTCCCTAGCTTCTTCTCTTCGTATTCTATTAAGAAGGCTAGATTGCAAGCTGCGTGTTTTAAGTGAGATAGTTTAGACTCTGGGTCTAAGTCTTCTCCTTCGTTCCAAGTTGTTACGTGCCTTAGGCAGCTATCTACTAACCTAGTCCATTCCATTCCTTTTTTCCAGTTGTCTCTGTGGTACTTTTTCGCACCAAAGTCTAGTACATCTGCTACTCCATTTATAAAACTATTAGGTATCATACTCAATGGAGACTTACCTTTATCATACTTAAGTGCCTTCTTCTCATCAACTAACTTCACAAGCCCTCCTTATAAGCCTTTGTTTCTTTCTTGCATTCTTTTATTACTAGCGCCAAAGCATCTTGCGCCGTTTTAACTTTACTAGGCCTTTTGTACATCCCTAGTTTTATTGTAATCATGAATCCCGTTATGCATCCTGAGTAGTGGCTAGCTGCTTTATTCTCTATAAGGTACTTAGAGTTAGTAAGACCTTTAGTAAACCCGTAGGCTGATACCAGCATAGTAGCTACTAAGACTGCTGACAGGAATTTCACAGATATCCTACAAACTCAGCGTCTTTAAGATCGTCTATCCTAGCATTAAGCTCTACAGAAACTTTAGTAGTTTGTACTGTTAACGCTTTTGTAGCGAAAGCCTTCCGTAGGAAGATAGAATCATTAGATGGTACGTACCAAACTTCTGTCTTAGTTAAGTAAGAGTAGGCCGCGTACGCTAAAAATACCAACATAGCACCTGGAGCTACTATTAAAGTCAGCAGATATACAAAATAGCCCATTACTCTACTACTAGTTCTAGCTTCTCTACAGAAACTTTAACTGTATCGCCTTCTGCAACTCGCATTACTGTCTTATCTGAAGCATGAAGCTTCTCTGTAAGCAAAGCTTGAGCTACTCCTGGTAGTAGATCGTCTACTTTTTTATCACCTAATGGAGTTTCTAGGTCGTACAGTCGTTCGGCTTGTAACTCTCCGGCTGCGCTAGAGACAGAATAGATAACTTTTAGCTTCTCTTTAACATCTGTTACTGGTTGAACCTTAGGTTTCTTTGATTTTTTAGCTTTAGTCATGTTGATCTCCTTGTTTACTTAGTTTAGCATATTCTTCTTCTGTATTCAAGCATAAAAGCCCTCGAATAAGAACTGGTTTTATTTTATGTGGGATGTTATGTCGGTAAGGCCATCTAGATTTGGGGAACTCTTCTTCTGTAGTCATCATGTAGATGTAGGTTACTCTTGTATTTACCTCGGAATATTCCTTATGTACAGATTCTTTAGTCTTTACAATGAACTCATCTCCCCAAGGAGTCCTCCACTCACTACCGCATACTAAGTGACTGACGTGAACCTCACCTACAGCTGGCTTTTTCTTAGCTACTACTCTATTAAACAGGCCAGAGAAGGTTTTAATACCTTTCATGTCCATGTAGGCTAGTAATACACCAAAAACTAGATGATATAGACCAGTTTTTAGATGACTAAGAAGGTTTTTTAAGTAAGTCTTCATTAGTTATACAACTCCTTAAGGTTTAGCTGGCTTTTGTCTCTAAAATTAAGCATTACCTCCTTGTGTTCGAGGGAACATCCGAAACTTACCATCCTCATAAGAGGTGCAATCATTACAATACTGTTACATCCCGTAACTACTCCCTTATTATAAGCTGTACGTCTAGTTTCTGATACTAAAAATGCAAATCCTGCGAAAAGTGCTACCATTAATGCTATTTGTCCTAATCTTTTAACCATTCATCTACCTCTTCGTTTACTTTCGTCTGTTTAATACCTTGGTCTATTTCGTTATAAGCCTTTTTTAGTATTTCCATAGCTTTTGGGTCGTTTTTATGTTCCAATAGAGTTTTTATCAGAGTTTCAGACTTTGCATAGGCGTTATGTATTTCCACCTGCTTACGTTGAGCTTCATAATACTGATATATGGCTTGGTTTGCCATATCAACATTATCTAATGCTAGTCTATCTCCTGGTCCGGTCCCTGCCGCTGTTTGGCTTCGTTGCTGTCCTTGTGCCGCCGCTACTCCGCCTCGAAGTCCTGTAAACAGTCCCAAAGCGCTACCTAATCCTGAGAAAAAACTAACCATACCTCACTCTACCACATCTTTCTGCTCTTGTCTAGGTTTATATTTATATTTCATGATAACTACTAGGAATACTATGTTAGCTAGATAGTTGAGCATCAAAGGCCCGTCAAATCCATGCTTAAGATATACATAAGATACGGTAAGCACTTCTCCCCAGAACCACATCTGAAGTAGTCCTGAGTTAAGGCCTTTGCTATGTCCTTGTTTATAAGATTGCCAAGCTTGAGGAATCGCACAGATAGCGAATAAAAGGCCTCCAAGCCATCCTAGTAGCTCAGTCGTCATCAGACCTTGCCCGCTCTACTAAGTAACTTACAAAACAAAGGGCAGCTACAGATAGATGCATTGTTACTATCATCATATTACCAGTCTTTGAAGCTACCATAGCTCCGCCTGCATTAAGTACCCCAAGTATTAAGTTAATGTGTTTCATTATATCTGCCATCCATTTCTTTCAAGAGCTTCTAGTGCAATAGGGCATACTCCTGAGTCTTTAACTGCTTGTAACATCAGCTCTGCTACTTTCCTGATCTCCGGTTGAGCATGAGGAGAATTACGTAATTTGACATAATTAGCGAAGCTTCTAAGGTTCATAGTAGTTACCCTCTCTGTCATATTGTTCTGAGGGAGTATTCCACGGTACACTTCTCTAACTCTTTTGTATTCTTCGTTAGTTACCTTGCCATCTTTCTCGGCTTGCTTCATATCTTTAAGTACTTCTCTGTATAACGAGTTAGTTTTAGTACACCAACGCTTGTATTCGTGCTCGAAGAACAAAGCTTGTGCTCCGCCTAACCCTTTTTCCATAATACTCACTACTTCATCGGATAAACTTAAGAAATCATCCGGCATAGTTCTATATCTACCGCTCATTCCGTTGTGAGAGTTATGTACAACTACTCCATTACAAACAAAGTTGTGATAGGGCCCTTTGACCTCTAGATCATAAGTAGGCTCTTCTCCTACGTAAGTAATAGTTTTTATAGACTTGAAAGTTCTCACTAGCTTATGGCCTCTAGCTTTAGACTTCTTAGCTTTAAAAGGTACTGATCTTTTACTAGCAAATTCTTCTTCTAGGTTGTTATTATGTATATACCTATGGCAGGGCTTACAAAGAGTTGTTAGATTATCTAAATCCAAAGCTTTTGATAAATCTGCATACATAGGTATTATATGGTGGCTCTGTAATGTTTTTTCGCTGTTGCAGTTAGTACATTTATAGTCGTCTCTTTTTAATACTTCCGGTTTTAATTTTAAGGAAGCTGATCTTAGTTTAGAGGATTCTGAACTAACTCCACCTTTCCAGAAATTACTATTACTTCCAGAAGCTCGTACACTTTTTTGTTGCCGCTCTTCGTCGGATATATTATAAGGTTTTTTATGAGTATAAGATTTGCCTATGTTCCAAGGTTTATTATCTTTCTTAAACCTAGTTTCAGAAGGTTTGAATTGTAAATTGTGCTTTTTTAGCCACTTACGTATTGTATGATATGAGGCCCCTACGTCTTCTGCCATTTCTGTAACTGTCATTCCCTTTTCTCTAAGCTCTTTTAGATGTTCATAATTCTTATAAGCTTTTTCTCCGTTCACGCTAAACTTAGTATCGTTTAAGAATACGTTAGGTGTTTCTTTAAGATCTTCTCTAAGCCCTGTCGCTTCTGCTAGAGTCATCCATCCTTTATCTGTTAAGTATCTATGATTTAAAGTAGACTTTATTTTGTATCCGCTTTCTAGTTCTACTTCAAATACAGGCTGAGTTCCGTTATTGTGTATATCTTGTACGGAGGTGTGCTGTATCTCTCCTGTTTCTTCGTTTATGGACCTTAACTTCATAGTTTTAAGTCTTTTTTTATGATCCTTTACACAAGTACCTCCCCATTTAGTCTTTGACTTTACTCCACCTTCCCACTGAGATACAAATTCACCTAAAGTCTTTTTGTAAGATTTGTATATGCCTTTGCCAGTACTAGGTAAATCAAAATACAACTCATTATCTAAGCTAAGGCATGCTATACGATGCGTCATGTGCTGTCTATCCGTTTGAATGGGTATTCTCATCCAAAACCTGAAGATAACCGACTCAAAGGGCGTAGAATGCTTGTGATCGGCTAGCATGTTCACGATACGTTTAACATCTCCATCTGTTTTAAGCTCCTTGCCTGAATAAGTAAGGCTACTCGTCCATGCACTCTCTGCGATTCCTCGATCGTTACTCATTGTGTCCTGTAATTCTACTTTTATTTCAACCATTCTTCTACTTCTTCCTTTACGTTCTTTTCTTTTGCGTACTGCTCGTCTAACTCCATACTCCAAGTCTCTATCTGATCTTCAGTCCACTGATAGACTCCTTTTAACTCGTCTATTTCCGGCAACAGCTGCTTTGTATACAATACTGAGTCCTCATCCCACTCTTCCTCTTCTGAGTTTAACTCCAAAAAAACCTCTTGGCTTATAACCTCGTCCACAAACTTATCGCCTAAGGTATGGCTAGTCATCTTAACTATATCGCCTATCTCGAACTTTACTCCAGCCATTCATCGGACTCCTTTTTTACATGATCCTGTTTAAGCGCTTGCAAGTTAGCTTTATAAGCCTCAGACTTATTTAACCTAACCCTATCTAATTGTATAGCTAGGTCTTCTAACTGGTACTGGTCCATGTGGGAGAGAAGGGCTTGTAACATTCTATCCTTAAAGTCATAGTCCCAATTAAGTCTATCCAGTAGATCGTCCTGTACCTGCTTTTCTATTGAATCCATTCTCTAACAATACCTTGTTTTGTTGTATTAGTCAACATCTTTCTTAAAAAGGATTCCCTAGTAAGTAGCGACGCAGGAGCGTCATGTGTATCCTCCCGGCGAATTTTACAAACTAGCTGAAATATGGTATACTAGCCTTTTGTTTGTGAAACGGCGGCGCTTTCAGAGCGCCTTACTTGTTCTTAGTAAGTAAGAACCTAAGCATTCGAAGACTGCGTGATTCGCTGTTCTAAGTAAACTAGAGTTTACCACATTTCGAGGAAAAAGTAAAGATAAATCGTATAAAGCCTTGACATTCTTAGCTAGTTGGTGTATAATATGGTATGACTGTTGGATATGCTAAGTTTGAAGTAGGAGATGTTGTTATCTCCACGTTAGATGACGAGATAATCTATGGCCCTCTTGTAGTTAAGTTAGTAAACTATAACCCAGATCAACATTGCTATATGTATGTTATTGCAGACAAAGATGACAAGTCTACTATCTCTGTAGCGTTTGAGTATGAGCTAGATCTGTACTCTGAGTTCGCTAAGCAGAAGAAAGTAAGCGAAGAAGTTAAGGAATGGCTGGAATGAAGCGGAAGCCTAGGTTTAAAAAAGGGGACGTAGTAGTAGACTCTTATGGTAATAAGTATTTGATAAAAAAGGATGCAAGCCTTAAGGTATCCCCGCCTATATATGCTATTGAAGCCTTAGAGATTAAGAAGGATACTGTTATTAGCTTATTCTCTTGTCTATCTAACTCAATAGAAGAATCAGATGGTTATGAGCTATGTCAAGACTCTATGAAGCAAAGGATGCTAAAAGACGAGACGGATGATTGGCTAGGTTAATAAAAACCAGCTAAACAAATGTTTATATGGCTAAGATAAATGATATGAAGACCTTACAGGGTAATTTAAAGACAGTATATGGTAATCAACTGGAGAAGACTAAATCAGGAGCTAGGAAACCTAAGCTGGATAAGCTTAAAAAGCTTCTTAATCGTCAGCTCGGTAGGAATAAGCATGGATCTTAAGTCTAAGTTATCTAAGGCTAATATATCCAGAGCTAGGCAACAGATGGTTGATCCTGCTGAGGCCATCACTGAAGATAACTCCAATGAAGTGCTAGATAGGACCACTGATTTCCTCTTAGAGCACGAAGGTTATTCCCCCACCAAGTATAAGGATTCTTCTCAGATCGACACAATAGGCGCTGGGGCCAACTTAAGTAGCCCTGCTACCCAGAAGGCAGCTGAAGCCTTAAATCTCGACATGGAGCAGCTGAGAGGCCCTGACGGAGTATTAAGCCCTGAACAGAGTAGAATGATGACCAGGAAGACCTTAGAAGTTAAGTACCCTGAATATCAAACTATCAAGAAGAGAGACTTCCCTAACGCCAAGTTGAATGAAGATCAAGAATCAGCACTTATGAGTATGTATTATAATAATCCCAAGCTGTTAGGTCCTATGATGAGGGCTCACTTAGATTCTAATAACGTAAGTAAGGCAGCTCAAGAGATTATGCTAAGATCTAACGCAGGTAAGGTTCCAGGAATTGCTAAGAGGCGTCTTGCCGAGGCTGAACGGTTTGCAGGTGAGCATTTCCCTGAAGTTATGGGATCTATTGATGAGAGGGCTAAAGGCGAGTTGTTATCTTTGCTAGAACGCATAAAGAACCCTAACGAAAAAGCTAGAGTTCTTGAGAAATATAAGAGTTACCTTAAATAATTATTCTTTAATGTGGGATTTGCAAGACTGGATAGTATCTTGATCTTGGTATTTGCCGCTATAAGTAGTATCTATGCTACCTTCTGGCTTATGAAAACATAGCTGACCGATCTTCATATTAGGGTAAACGAAAACAGGCTTAGTTACTGTAATCTCAAGAACCCAGTAACCTCTAAACCCAACATCTCCGAATCCTGCAGTAGTATGGATGCTAATCCCTAACCTAGCTAGACTAGACTTGCCCTCTAGTAGTGGGATTAGATTATGCGCTTCGGTCCATTCATTAGTCCTGCCTAAGTATAATTCACCTGGGTATAGAACCTTACCTTCTTCTGATATCTCTGTCGTTTCAGTTTTATTATCAACTTGAGGGTCTAGAATAAAGTTACGGTAAGTTTTTAACTCTTTGAACAAAGAAACATCAATAGAGTTAGGGTTGATATTATCTTCAACCAAAGGCTCTATAATTAACTCTTTACTCTGGATCGCTTTTTGAATCGCTGACTTGGTTAGCACGTTCGGCCTCTTCTTTCTCTACTTGGAATTTAAGTATATCGTATTCTCTTTTAAGTAAGTCTGGTTTAAGTCCTTTGAATAAGTTCATTAGCCTTTTGTGGTGGTTAATCAGCTGATCTCTAGTTTGCCCGTCGCCTCTAACTACAGGCTGCCTAATAGGTTTATTAGGCACTCCCTTACGTTCTAGGAGCTTAGCCACTTCTTTTAACATTACATCTCTGTTCATTTACGCCTCCGGTATCTCTTTATTTATGTTTTGAAATATAAACGGATCTACGTCCGTATCGTCTTTATCCATGAGTTCATCTAAGTCGCCACTTCCATCTAGCATAACTAACGACTCTTTAATAGACTCTGCGCTGATAACCTCTTTCATAGCTTCTATCTGCTTAGACCTTAACTCAGGGTCTTCGATAGCGCCTATAGATTTTAGTATACTATCAAACTCCCTATCAATCTCAACACTTAAGTTATATACAATAGCTCTATGGTTCACATTTTCAGTATTCATGTAGTCAGCTATCTTAAACTTAGTCTCCACTAGCAGTTCTATGATTTTTAATAAGTCGTCTTTCTTCATACCTTTCAGTATACCATATTTTATTAATTTTACAAGTAACAAATAGTAAAAGATACGCCAAAGAAGTTATACCTGTAAGCAGGCCTACTAATAAAGCTCGTCACGGCAACATCTAACGCTTACCGAAAGGCAGCGACGACTAAAACTTACCCATGTTGGATAGTTAAAGGAGAATTAATGAGTAACGAAGATCTAGACTTAGAACAAGTCCGTACGCATCTTGCTGAAATGAATAGCTTTTTAGCTGCCATAGCCAAGTGCCAAGTACCAGGAGCTGCAGTTCCTGACGTTAATAACCTAATCCAGCATATAAAAGAAGTAATAGTTCAGCTAAATAGCATGTTATTACAAGCAACACAGAAAGAGAGTATTACAAATGAGTAATAAAGTATCATATTATCTAATAGTAGTTGGGTTTCTAGCTTTAACAGTAAAAGCATTCATGCCAGGAGGCTTAGCAATAGCGGAGTCCTTAATGGCACTAGGTTGCATTGGATACCTATCTTTCTTGAAGTATGCAGAGCTTAAAGAGGCAGTAGCCGTAAAAGACTCATACGACGAAAGGTTAAGATCCTTAGAGAATAAGTTAATGTTTATGACTACTGGCGCAGGCGCATTGACTAATACAAAAAGGCGGTAATAGTGTCTATTGTTTATAAGATAACTAGCCCAGAGCATGAGATAGCTCTTGAGCAGCTAGGGCGACTGAAGGACATTTCAAAAGAAAGACTCCTAAGCCCAGAAGAAGTGAAGATGTATGATTTACTAGTTAAGAACTTACGTCTTATAGAGAACGAACCAACTACTATAGATGGTAGCGTTGGAGGTCCTAAGACTTTAACAGTAGAAGATGCCCTAGCTTTAATGGAGCCTTCAGCTCCTAAGCCTAAGACAGTGACTAGGAAAAAGAAAAGTAAAAAATGAGTAGTAAAAACCTAACTCCTACTAAAAGCGAAGCTGTATCTCTTTTGTGGAGAAAGGGCATTCTACACTGGAAGCTCAATTCAGCTCAGAAAAAAGTAAGAAACATGCTACTTAAGCAGGATTATAAGTTACCAGTAGTTAACCAGTCTCGAAGAACTGGTAAAAGCTTTGGCCTACTAGTACTAGCTTTAGAGAAGTGCCTCACTACTCCAGACTCTACAGTACATTATGTCTGCGGAACTTCCGTAATGGCGCAGAAAATCATACAGCAGAATATGCCTCAGATACTACAAGACTGCCCAGCAGAATTAAAACCTAAATATTATAAGCATGATAGGTGCTATAAATTCCATAATGGAGCTAAACTGCAGATCGAAGGGGCAGATGAGGGTAATGCAGAGCGGCTAAGGGGAACTAGTACTGATCTAGGAATTATTGATGAGGCCGGGTTTGTTAAAGATTTAGAGTATCTAGTAAAAGATATACTACTACCCCAGACTCTTACGACTAAAGGCAAACTCATTTTATCTAGCTCAGCCCCAAGGTCCGTAGCTCATCCATTCGTTCAGTTTATAAAAGAGGCTAAACTGGAAGATTCTTATACAGAGCAGACTATCTATCAAGTATTAGACGCCATTAAGAATGATCCTCCTAATCTAAAAGCTCACTTAGACGAAGAACAGATCGAGATACTTAAAGAGTTATCAGGAGGCGAGGATTCTAGCACTTGGCGTAGAGAGTATATGTGTGAAATCATATCTGATGTTGATTCTATGGTAATTCCTGAATTTAACAAAGAATTACAAGATAAGATAGTGATGGAAAACAAAAGACCTGATTACTACGACGCTTATACCTCTATGGACCCAGGAGTTACGGATAACACCGGGATATTATTCGCTTATTTGGATTTTAACCAAGCAAAACTAATTATAGAAGACGAGTATCTAGTAAACGGTAGTAAAGTTACCAGTGAGCACATTGCCAGTGAAGTTAGTATAAGGGAAAGAAAGCACTGGACAGATCAACATGGTACTTATCGGGGAGTATTCTTGAGAATCAGCGATAATGAGCCAATTCTGTTAAATGACCTCTCACAGCTTCACGGTCTATCCTTCGTACCTGCTGCCAAGGACGATAAGCCTGCAGCTATCAATAACTTAAGAATAAAGCTATCTCAAGGTAAGGTTGTTATTAATCCTAGATGTAAGCAGTTGATATTCCAACTAGAGTCTGCGATATGGGCTAAAAACAAGAAGACTTTCGATAGAACCGACAAAGCAGGTCACTTTGACTTGCTAGATGCCTTAATTTACTTAGTTCGTATGGTTAATTGGCATAAAAACCCTTTTCCAAATCAAGGAGTTAACGAAGATACACACTTCGCTCCTAATAATAACAAAAAGTTATCTTCTACGCAAGAGGCCCTTCGCGGAGTCTTTATAAAAAAGAGAAGTAACAAATAATAACAAGGATTTACTATGGCTGATAAGAAAATAAAGAATACCTACTTCGCTATGCAAGACTCTGAAGAGTGTGTAAGCGTTCTCGAAAACAAGATCCAAAACTGGGAAGACTCTATGGAGGATTCTGGCCTTTTAGACAAAATACATAAAAGCTGGAGATACTACCACGGCAACTTCAATGATGTTAACTCCCCAAGCTCCTCTAGCCACGAGATCCTAAACACAGGAGATCAAGGAGAATTACTATACTTTCCAGTAAATCACTTCAGAAACATCGGAGATCATATTGTAAATCTTACTACGGCTAATAGACCGTCAATGCAAGCCCAGTCCGTAAATACTGATAGTAAGTCCCTCAGCCAGACTTACTTAGCAAACGGATTACTAGATTACTACCTTAGAGAGAAGAATCTAGAGAAAGTACTAAAGAAAGCAGTAGATTACACTGTAGTACTAGGCGAAGGTTGGATTAAGATGGAATGGAACGCTACTGCCGGGGATCAAGTCGGATATAACGAAGATACTAAGTCTTACGTATACAACGGAGACATCGAATACAAAGCAGTACACCCTTTAAACGTAATCAGAGACGTTTATAGAGACGACGCAGATGAGCACGATTGGTTAATAGTAAAATCCTATAAAAACAAAGCCGATCTAATGGCTAAGTATCCTGAATACGCAGATAAACTAGAAGGCGTAAGGACTAGAGACTCTGAGCAATCTTACAGACTTAGCGTAGGTAGAAATAGTGAATCAGATCAAGTTCCTGTATATGAGTTCTTTCACGATAGAACAGATGCTGTACCTGACGGTAGATATATCCTATTTATCAACCCAGAGATCACTTTTATAGATTTACCGCTTCCTTATAGATTCATTCCAGTATTCGACATGAAGTATGCAGATATCATGGGGACTCCTTTTGGGTATACAGTATTGTTTGATTTGATGCCTATACAAGAAGCTATCAACATGCTTAACTCAACTATAATTACTAACCAAAATGCTTTTGGGGTTCAGAATATTATGATCCCTAAAGGGGCTGATATTAACTTAACTCAGCTTCATGGCGGTCTAAATATTATAGAGTATCAACAAGGGCTAAGTAAGCCGGAACCTCTAAACCTAACTCAAACTCCAGCGGAAGTGTTTAATATGCTAAACAAGCTAGAAGCCACGATGGAGACTATCTCAGGAGTAAATAGCGTAGCTAGGGGTAATCCAGAAGCTAACCTAAGAAGCGGAAACGCGCTAGCCTTGATCCAAGCCCAAGCTATTCAGTTTATATCAGGCCTACAACACTCATACATTAAACTAATGGAAGACGTAGGAACTAACACTATTAAAATGCTCCAAGAGTTCGCAGAGACTCCAAGAGTAGCAGCTATTGTAGGTAAAGGTAAGAAAGCTTTGCTAAAAGAGTTTAAGTCAGACGACCTTCAATCCATCAACAGAGTGTTTGTGGAAGTATCTAACCCTATCAGTAAAACTACTGGCGGTAAAATAGACATGGCTAACAACCTTCTTCAGTATCAGATTATATCTTCTGCGGAAGACTATTTCACAGTAATGAATACTGGTAGTTTAGATAGTATGGTAGAGGGCGCTCAGAACGAGTTAATCTTAATCAGAGCAGAGAATGAACAACTTATGGAAGGCGTAAACCCTCCCGTAATGGCTACAGACGATCATATCACCCACATCAAACAACATAAGGCAGTATTCAATGATCCTAACTTAAGAAGTAATGCTGAGCTTATGGCGGCAGCTACTGAACATATCCAAGATCATATTACAGCCCTAAAAGAAACAGATCCTGATATCTTAGTGGCTTTAGGCCAACAGCCTTTACCCCCTGAGCAAGCTCAACAACCTCCCGAAGCGATAGAAGGTGAGCCGCCTCCTGGAGGGACTATGGCTCCGCCTCCAGGTGGACTAGACACTGTAGCTAATATGTCAGTTCCTAACTTACCAGCTGCTGCAGGGGCTCCAGAGATGCCTATCACAGCATCTGAAGGCTTTAATCAATTAATAGGCGACGTGCCGGAAGGTGAGGGCTAAGCATGGCCCAGCTAACACTAAATCCAGGCAAAGGTAAATCAAAAAAACTAAAACTAAGGCGGTCAGCGAACCTAAGACGAATAGACAGATTAACAATACTAAATTGCATTTTATTAATGTCCGTATTATATGTGATTTTAAGTAGGTAACATGGCTCCTCCTTACACCAAGCTAGATTCAGAACAGGTACTTAAAGGTGCTTATGATGAAGTCAACAGACGCATTAGGGTAGACTCTACTCTAAGCATCGACGGCGGAGAAATAGCTGTATCTATAGACCACACTGAAGATTCTATTAGAATAGGAAATGGTGTAACTGAAGACTTTCTTAAGATTAACTCAGATGGCTCGATAGATGTAGTCCCTGCCACTCATACCAGTCAGATATTCGACGAGGGTAGTAGTACGGTAAATTCCGTAGCTTGGGTTACTGTATACACGTATACTTCAGTAAACGCAGCTACTAAGATAGTAAATTTAGAATGTAATGCGTCCACTACCTCTGATTTCAGGGTAAAAATAGACGGAGCTGTAAAAAGGTATAGAAGATCTAGCCCTCTAGAGAGAACGGTAGATTTTGAGTTCAAGGAGCCTAGAGGATTGACCTCAGGGCAGGTCTTGACAGTAGACTGTAAGGTAGAAGACATAGGAGCAGGCAACGTAGCTACTTTTGTGGCTCTGGAAGGCTTTATAAACAGTTAGGGTAACAATTATAGTATAGGTGGAATAGGCTACCTAATTAGACATATAAGATAAGTAAGAGAAGGAAATAATAAGAAATGGCTAATGATTTTGGATTAAAAGTAGGGGAATATAACAGTTCTTTACCTACTCTATTAGATACAGAGAAAAGCGAACTGCAATTAGACGTAAATGGTCGTCTACTAGTACAAGCTGATGTTACAGTAGTAACGGACTTTTTAGGACTAAACGCAGCTGGAGACAGCTCTAACATTTTGATCGTAGGTACTGAAGACGGTACTGACACTGGAACGGCTCATGCTGTTCGATTGGACACGGGGGGTCAAGTAGTAATCAGTGATGGCGGTGGATCAATCACTGTAGACGGCGCAGTAACTGTTTCAGCTACTGATCTCGATATCAGAGATTTAGACGCTGGGCAAGACAACGTAGCTATCTCAGACGGCACTGACGTTATGGGCGTAAATGCTGACGGTAGTATCAATGTAGTAGCAACTGCTACTGACCTTGATATTCGTGACCTTGACTCTGCTACAGATTCTGTAGAAGCTGTTCAAGCGACTCATGATAACCTAAACGTAAATGCTAACATTCAAGTTGGAGATGCTGACGTAGCTAACGGGAACCCAGTTCCTGTTTCAGATGCTGGCGGTTCCTTAACTGTAGACGCTGTAGACCTTGACATCAGAGATCTCTCTGCTTCTCAAGATAACGTAGCGATTAGCGACGGCACTGATACACTAGCAGTTAATGCTGACGGTAGCATTAACGTACAAGCTGTCTCTGCCGCTGCAGGTACTGAAGCTTATAATGCTTCTGATGACCTAGCTGCTGCTGCTGACGGTGAGATTGCAGTTTCTGGAACTTACACTGACGTAGTTAGTGTATCTGTAGGAGCGGGCCAGACTGCTTACGTTTACGGATACCAGTATGTTTGTGATGAAAATGCACAAGCTCAGTTAGTATCTGATGACGCTTCTGATGTAATCGTTTACAAAGTAGCTATGAACTCTAGTGCAATGCCCGGTGGGTCTGAGCACTTTAGCGAAGGCGGAAGAATTGAAATTGCTGGATCGGCTACAATGACCGTGAAAGTTAGAGTTAAGAAAAGAAAAGCTAGTGGACCAGACGCAAACGCATCCGGTTCTTTACACATTAGAATTGTATAACAGCAATTAAATAAACAAGAGGAGGGGGAGTAGCGAAAGTTGCTCCCTTTTTAAGTATGGCATTTGGAGACGGAGATTTAGCAAATTTAAAACCGGAGCAGTTCAATGGAACTGTTACGACTACTAGTACTGTAACCTTAACTCTAGCGGGGAGTGAAGAGATTCAATACTTTTCAATAAATAACCCCTCTAAAGGCGATAGAGCTAACGGTAATAATGACGTATTGTACTTTAGTCTAGACGGTGGAACAACTTATCAAACACTAACAAGAGGCGAGTTCGTATTTCTTCCAGGAGATATAGCAGACCTTAGATTACAAAGTAGCGGAACTAGTATAAACTATGAAGCTACATTATGGGGGCCTTAGATGAAAGGTCATAAATCAAAGATACAAGATTCTGAAGAAACTCCGTTTGATAACTCAACTAATAGTTTTGCCGCTGACGATGCACAAGCAGCTATAGAAGAGGCAAGGGATACTGCTGCTGGCTTTCCTAGAGCAGGGTTAGTGCTTGTTCAAAATGGAACGATGCGCAATGGCGATTTAGTATCATATAGTAACTTAACTCCAAATACTCCTATAGTATTCGCAGTGAACACTCAAATAAATGAAGTTACCTTCTCTAATAAAAGAAATAGCGTAGAATGTGATTTAGAAATATATGATGGAGGCATAGGAGGAACGCTAATAAAAACCTTAAATGTTTCTACAGGGGCCGGAGTTAAAACTCAAATATTCGACGTTACTGTAGACAGCCTGACTTTCTCAGCAGGAGACATCATACAAATAGAATACGTAGACCAAGGCACTAATGCTAGAGACATGGTAGTGACTTTGTGGATTTCGAGGATTCCGTAATGGCTTTAGTAAAACGATTAAAGAATAACTCAGGGGCTGCTAGAGTCATAATGACTAGATCTGTAGCTGACCAAGGATATTATGAACTTCCTTATAGATTATGGGTAGAGGCTTTAGATGACGAGGACGTTATAGCTGACGTTACCTCTGGAGAGTTAGTAGTGAATGACGGAATCTCTGATTTATCTGTGACTGCCGGACTAGCCTTACTAAGGAAGTTTCAAACCTTCGAAGGTTCTAGCTTTGCAGATTTAACTCAATATCAGAGCGCAGAGAGTTTATCAAAAAGCTCCACTGGAAGTACCTCGTATCAAAATAAAGTAACTCTATGTACTTCTGGACTAGCTGCCGGAGATTATAGAGTTTCATGGTCTTTTGAATGGCGGGCACAGTCTAACAATAAAGCAGTTGGTTACAGAGTTCAAGTAGGTAACGAAACTGCAATAATGGAAGTTAAGCCTGAACATAGAAATAACTGGCATCACTGCGGAGGGGCCGCTAAGATCACTATATCCGACGATGTGAACATTAAACTAGACTATAAAAAGATAGCAAAGAATGCGTACATAAGAAACGCAAGACTTGAAATATGGAGAATAAGTTAATGAAACATACTTACAGTATAAACTCAGATACGTTAAATGCTAAGTTAGCGGCAGATGCGCTAGAGGTAGAGATTACAGGAAGCGCCATTGTAACCGCTTTGGATTATATTCAAGTAGACGGAGATGATATCGAAGTTAACTTTAAGGCTACCTTAAGCGCAGGAGATATCACTATATTAGAAGACCTAGTAGCTAACCATGAAGGAACCCCTATACAAGAAGTTTTACCTCCCCAAGACGTAGTGATTACTGAAGTGGTAGAGGCTAAACCCTTCGCTGAACCTACCCATAGAACTAGAAGAAATGCTATTCCGGCTTTAGTTACTTGCGCTAAGGATAGCGCTACTAACGTAGACTTTACACTTCCTGAAGAGTTATATGCAACTGGAGGTAGTATTATAATAAAGAACTCTGAAATGGGAGACTGGATCGAAGCAGAGATAGTAGACACTCTAGGTATTATACCAGAGCCTTATAGGGCCGCGCTCTGTGAAGATTACCCTATAGTAGCTAATTATGTATTAAAACATTACATAGCAGCAACCGACATTATAGTAAAAGAAGAAATAGAAACTTACCCTTTAAACGCTAAGATATCTCAAGGATTAGCTTTACGTATAATATACCACGCAGTAGATTCAGGCATAGACAGAGTAGTAGCTGTAAACTACCACCTAAGTAGGAAATTATGAAATTAAATATAGGATTCTCTAAATCAAGAGCTAAGTTCCCAATAATGAGTTGGTTAATACGACTAGTAGAAAGCACTGAATATTCTCACGTATTCGTAAGATGGTACTCTACTGGAGCAGATGCTGACATAGTGTATGAGGCCAGTGGCGCGCAAGTCCATTTTAAAGCCGGGGCAATCTTCGATAGTAAAGCAGAAACCGTAGAGATGTACGAAACTGAAATAGATAGAGAAACTTATAAAAAACTATTACATTATTGTATGACTAATGCTGGAGTAGATTACGGAATGAAGCAGATACTAGGTATGGGCTTAGTAAAACTACTAGGGCTTAAAAAGAATCCTTTATCTGACGGAAGAAAGAGTCAAGTATGTTCTGAGTTAGCAGGTAATCTATTAGAGAGTATAGACGTAGCTGATTTAGACCTAGAAGTAGCTGGACCCAAAGAACTTAACGAATTTATACGAAAGTCGCCAGCTTTTAGGAAAGTGATATAAATGCTTAGGTGGTTGTTATTTGTAGCTTTGTATCCGATTAATGTGCTGTTTATTATTATTCAGATGTCATTCACTCCTTACTTTATACTAAAAGAACGTAACAAGTTTGGGAAAGACTTAGGAGACATTCCTAAAAGACGATCACTAGATAGATTAATAGAACTTAGCAAAAAGGCCAAGTTCGATGAAGACGGTATGATGAGGCCAGAGACTCACACTCTACTTACTCAATCAGGTAACGGACTATTCAACCCTAGTAACCAAGAGAAGTTACTAGAGAATGTAATAAAGCCTAATGGAAGTTTGTATAGAAAACGTAACCTAGACGGAACCGAAGGCGAAGGTTACTTAGGACCTAGCGGAGACGGTATGTCTTCTTGGGTATTTAATTACATTTTATGGAACGTAAAGCGTCCAGATTTAGTTAAGAAACTAGCTACTGAATATGTAAAGAACTGTTTCGGTATTTTATGGACTGAGAAAGGTGGAGTATCTAATAGAAGCTCTAACTCAGGCCTTAACGTAACCGTAGAAGAATGGACCATTAAAGGAAAGAACATAGGATTTAGCCTAGCTAACCCTCCTACAGGACCCGGAGTATTAACAAGCCAGGCATTATTAGAACTAGCAGCTAAAGAGCTAGGCGGGAAATGGAAAGTCATAGCTAAGGCTCATTACCTATTACTAGGAGTTTGGTACTTCAAAAGATACCCGGCTATGTATACTAAATCAACTGCAGCTTCTATATTCTATACGCAACATATATCAGCATTAAATCTATGGTCATTATGCGAGCTAGGAAAAGACTATAAAGCAGGCCTTAAGTTTATTGACTCTAATGGACCTAGAGGAAGAGCCCAGCCTTGGATAACATCTTTAGCTTGGGATCAGAGCGTAGTGTCTGAAGAGCGTAGGCAAGAAGCTATTAGTTACTTAGGAGCCCTTAGTGGTGCTGTGATGTGGCCTCAGATGTTCGTAGAGAGTTCTAAGTCATTTGAACAAGGGGACGAGAAAAAAGGCGCAAACTTCAGTATGATGGGTTTTGCGGCCATGTTATTAAAAATGGACTAAACAAATAATAATACAAGCTTAGGTCTACCTCGGATAGAGATGACCACTATAAGAACCCACCCGGATAGGGCGGAAATTAAAGGAGTAACAAAATGTCAGAAGAATCAAACGCACCAGCACCTCAAGACGGAGCTTCCGCAGAGCCGGAAGTAGAAGTCACCTCAGAAGACCTACAAGCACTAATCGGAGAAGAAGAGCCCTCAGAAGCCTCAGGAAGTCCTGTATCAGGTTCAGAAGGATCTGTACAAGATCTACCAGGATCAGCTAAAGCAGAGCTTGAAGCTGCTCAGGAGAGCTTAGAAGATGCCACGTCTAGAAAGCAGAAAGAAGCTGCCGAGAAGAAGCTAGAAAAGGTCAAAAAGAAGTATAACCTAAAAGTCGATGGAAAAGAGATCGAATGGGAAGGTACTGAAGAAGACGTACAAAGAGAGCTTCAATTATCCCAAAAAGCACGAAAAGATATCCAACGAGCTAAAGAATACGAAAAAGAAGTATCTAGACTAGTTGATCTATTAAAGAACGACCCAGCTGCAGTACTATCTGATCCAGCTATCGGAATTGACGTTAAGAAGTTCGCTCAAGACGTTATCAATCAGCAAATTGAAGACGATATGAAGTCTCCAGAACAGATTGAGAAAGAAAAGCTAGAAGCAGAGCTAGAATCCTATAGAGCTGAAGTTAAGGCTAACGAAGAACGACGTAAGCAAGAAGAGTACGCTAGGGCTGTTGAAAAGACAGAAGCTGATATTCAAGAGAAGTTTATCGTAGCTTTAGATGAAAGTAGCCTCCCTAACTCCCCGTATTTAGTGAAAAGAATGGCCGACGTAATGATGACTGCTCTGGACAGTGATAAAAAGATCACACCTAAGCAAGCTTTAAACATCGTACAACGTGAAATGAAGAAAGACTTAAGCGAGATGTTCGGAGCTAGTAAAGAAGACGTACTAGAGCAGCTACTAGGATCTGATACAGTTAAGAGATTTAACAAGTATCAACTTAGTAAATACAAGAAATCACAGAGCGTACCTTCGACTAAATCTATTAAAGATGTAGGAGCGGCTCCAGTTAAAACTAAGGAAGGCAATAAGCCTGAAGAAAAACAAACAATTAACGACTGGCTCTATGGCTAATAGAGGAGTTATTAAGTTTACACGTAACAAATGATTATGTAAGTAAAACTAACCTGCTATGGGATTCCCCTATAGCTAGTGGTGATACGGCTCTTAGACACCCTTAATAGGGCTCATAGATACCAAATCCGCTGGCAAACTCGGAACTACCTAGTTTAGGTTATGAAAATAACATAACTAAGTAATAATATAATGGTATTTAAGGAGAAATAAAAAATGTCAAGTGTAACAGTATCTCAGCTAGACGGTCTATTTAAAGACGTATTCGCTGACAAAGTTCAAAATCTAATCCCAGACAACGTAATGTTGTATAACATGGTCAAATTCGAAAACGCTAAGAAGCTCGGTGAGAAATTCAGCCAGCCCGTTATCGTTAAGCAATCTCAAGGTTTCACTTACGGTGGATCTTCTGGAGACGCTTACGTGCTTAATGAAGCTGTAACTGCTCAAACTAAAGAAGCTGAAGTAAAAGGTTACTCTATGGTAGCCCGTACTAAGATTTCTTATGACGCCGCTGCTCGTTCTGCATCTTCTGAAGCTGCTTTCGAACAGTCCACTAAATTGATCGTAGCTGATATGCTTCGTTCTTTCGCTAAACGCCTTGAAATCTCTATGTTCTACGGACAAAAAGAAATCGGACTCGTTAACGCTCCTACAGTTGCAGTTAACACTCTAGTAATCAGTGACGCTTCTTGGGCTCCTGGTATCTGGAACGGTCTTGAAGGTGCTAAAATTGAAATCTTCAGTGATGACCTATCTACTGACAGAACTTCAACTTCTCGTACTATTACTGCTATCGACCTCGATGCTAAGCAACTTACTGTAGACGGAGCGGCTCTTACGCTTACTGCAGGAGATCGCGTTACTTTCGAAGGTACTTACGATGACGGTAACACAGTATGGAAAGAAATGCTCGGACTTGAAGCTATCATGAAAGCTTATGACGACGGTGTTACTGACTTGTTCGGTATCAACCCCGCTTCTTTCAACGTATGGCGTTCAACTCTTTACAGTGCAGGTTCTGCGGATCTTTCTTTCGAGAAAATCCAACAAGCTGTAGCTGCTGGAGCTGCTCGTGGTCTTGATGAGTCTGTTTGTGTTATGGTTTCTAACGTAACATGGGCTAAGCTTCTTACTGACCAAGCTGCTCTTCGTCAATATGACAATTCTTACCAGCGTTCAGTTGCTGAGAATGGTTCTGAGACTATCAAGTTCCACGGTCAAACTGGAACTATCGAGATCGTACCTTGTTCTTACGTTAAAGAGTCTTTGGCTTTCGTTATGCCTAAGACTGTTCTTCGTTTGCTAGGTTCTACTGACATCACGTTCCAACTTCCAGGACACGACAATGATCGTTTCTTCCGTGAGTTGACTGATGCAGCTGGTTTCGAGCTTAGAGCTTACTGTGACCTTGCATTGTTTACCCATGCGCCAAACAAATTAGTTTTGATCGAAAACATCGTAAACAGTTGATTTAATTAACTAATTAACTAAAAACCTACTAAGCCTTCGATCGAAAGATCGAGGGCTTTTTACGTTGACTAAGAGTATAATATAAGGTATCATAAGTATATGGATTCTATGGTTTGCTTAAAATGTAAAATAGATAAAAAGCTAGAATTACTTAAGTATGTTAAAGGCAAACCCACTTCTACTTGCAGAGCCTGCGTAGCTAAGTACGATAAAGCTAGACGGCAAAAGATAAAGAACTCCCTTAAAATAACTGTAAAAGAAAAGTCTTGTATAAAATGCAAAACTTTAAAACCTATAAAAGCTTTTAGTTCTCACCAATATAGCAAAGACGGGCATAGAAGTACCTGCAAACCTTGCGAAGTACAGAGCGTTAGAAAGTATCAAAAAGCTAATCCAGCTAAAGTAAATGCTGCAGTTAAGAAATGGCAAACTGCAAATAGAAGAGAAGTTACAAAAAGAAACACAGCTTATAGAAAAAGAAGGTGTAAAGTAGATTTAGGTTTTAAACTAAGAGGACGGCTAAGGAATAGAATAGGGTCAGCCTTGCGAGGTAAGACTAAGCCGGGCTCTGCAGTAAAAGACTTAGGATGCACCGTAGCCGAACTAAAGACTCACCTAGAGTCTCTATTCCAGCCGGGAATGACTTGGGATAACTGGAGTATGGCAGGATGGCACATAGACCACATAAAGCCTCTCTGCTCATTTGATCTTACAGACCCTACCCAGTTCAAACAAGCTTGCCATTATACAAATCTACAGCCTTTATGGGCTAAAGATAACCTAGCTAAGATAGCAGAAGATACTAAACAGTCAGTAAATAGATAATATAACATCTAAAAACAAATAGTAGTATGAAAGCTACCCATATCGTATTAAAACCAGATAGTAAAGATAAGATAACTAAGAATTTCAATGCCTCAGAGATTGTATGCAAGTGCGGTAAATGCCACGCTAGTTTCATAAATCTAGAATTAATGGATAAATTACAAGAACTTAGAGAAGAGTATGGTGCTCCTGTAGCCATAACTAGCGGATATAGATGCCCAGAACATAACAGAAATGTAGGCGGAGCTTCTAAAAGCCAGCACGTTTTAGGTAACGGCATAGACATCACAGGACAAGATCTAGATAAACTATACAAATTAGGAGAAAAGTACTTCAAGGCAGTAGGAGACGGCAGGCCTAAAGGATTCATCCACCTAGACTCTAGAGACGGGCGCATAAGAAGGTGGACTTACTAATTATTACTATGGCTTATAACAAATAATGAATAGAACTAGTTTATTAAACCTTATATGAGGAGTCCTAAGTGTCAGTAAATTTAACAATTAAAGGGGTAACATATAGATATCCCGTATCTAACGACGAGCAATGGGGTACTGATGCGACTGATTGGGCCGTAGCCGTAACAGACGCCTTAGGTGCTTTAGCAGTAGAGGGCGATCTAGCTCCTCCATCTTCAGCACAAGCAAGCATACTAAACAACCAAGCCGCTGCAGTGAACGTAACAGATCTAGTATTTGATAGTTCTACGGTACGCGGAGCAATAGTCCATTACTACGTGTACAGAAAACACGATACAACTGAGATCATGGAAGTAGGGACTTTAACTTTAAGATACGTCGGAAGCTCATGGACATTTAGCCAAGAGTTCCAAGGAGACGATACCGGGGTAGTACTTAGTATTACTTCAGGTGGGCAAATTCAATATATAAGCGATGATAGGGTCGGAGCGCCTTACGTCGGAGTAATGAAATACAGAGCATTCGCTCTACCGAGAGAGAGCTAAGGAGTAATTAAATAATGTCTAAAGTAGGTAAGAATATAGCAAAAAGCGTAACTACGGAGAATATCCTAGTAGACGGCGAAAACTCTACAATCACTAATAGTAGTGGAGATTTAACAATTAACCCTGGTTCAGGTCAGAAACTAGTAGTACAAGAACAGATCGAAATTGATAACATTAATATAGATGGTAATACTATCAGCTCTACTGACGTAGACGGTAACATCAACTTAACTCCAAACGGAACTGGAGAAGTAGTTGCAGGAGGCGCAGTAAACGTAGATAACGTAAAGATAGACGGAAACACTATCAGCTCTACTGACACCGACGGAGACATTAATTTAACTCCAGACGGGACAGGTGAGGTCGTAGTTAGTGGTAACTTAAACTTAGCTACTAGCGCTCTTACAGTAGGCGGTCAATTAAACGTAGATAATATTACAATTAGTGGAAACACTATTAGCTCCACAGATACTGATGGTCAGATTAACATTACTCCAGATGGAACAGGAGCCATATCTATAAATGGTACGGTTACTATGGATAACAACGCTGACACTATCTCATTCAATACTACAGGAGCGGTCATTGAAGTAGCTTCTGGGAACTTATCCCTTACCTCTAGCTCAGGGAACGTAGTCATTGCAGGCACTAAAGTCCAGATTGACAACTTAGAACTAGATGGTAATGCTATTACTGCAACAGACACTAATGGGAATATTACCTTAACTGCAGAGGGCACTGGAGAAGTAGTATCCACTAGTACGATCTTAGCAGATAATATTAGAGTAGGGGCCAACTTCGTAACTAACACTTCTATCAACGGAAGCTTAAACTTACAAGCTAATGGAACTGGTAGCGTAGTAATAGCAGGAACTGCAGACCTTAACATAACCAGCGGTGTAATTAACTTAAACCAAACTGCTAACTCTATATCAGCAGCTTCAGGTGATATTACTATTGATGCATCAACTAATGACATTGTATTAGAATCTACTACTTTAATAGTAGAACAAAGTACCCCTGCTACAGGACCTACAGTACCTTCTGGGTATGGGTCTTTTTATCCTGGAGATGACGGTAAGCCTTACTTTAAAAATGATGCAGGGTCAGCTATTGAATTAGGAGAAGCTTCTAGCTTTGTAAATCCTATGGATAGTGAAGGTGATATTATATATGGCGGCACCTCTGGCGTCGCTACTAAGTTAGATGCCGGCACTAGTGGGCAAGTTCTAACTTCCAACGGAGCCTCAGCTCCAAGTTGGGAAGATAGTACGCAAACAAGTGGAACATATACAGCAACGATGACTGCCAGCCCTAACAATATTGCGGCAACAACCCATGGCAACGGAATTTATTCCAGGGTTGGCGACACAGTAACCGTAAGCGTAACCCATGCAGTTAATACAACTGCGAGTGGTTCTACTTTCTCAAGATTTGAGGTTACACTACCCATTGCTTCAAACTTTACAGACACAAAAGACTTGGCCGGAGTTTTTACAACTTCAACAACTAACGAGTCTGGTTTTGTTCAAGGAAGTGTTGCAAATGATACGGCACAAATAACTTGGGATTCAAATAATGCAGGCGTGAAAACTAGATTTTACACCTTCCAATATAGGGTAAAATAAAAAGGAATAGAACATGGGATCTAAATTAGACGCAGAGCAGGTAATAAAAGGCGCATATAATGACGCCGAAGGGGCCTTAAATATAACAGGAACCGTATCGGTTTCAAACAGCGCAGGGCAGGACATCCTACATACGGTCGAGCTTGACTCGGCTGATATTCAGGGTTCCGGTGGTAGTTACTTTGAAGTAATTGCTAGTACCAGCGCAACAACTAAACAAATTACAGTGTATGATACTACAGGCTCTACTATGGAGTTAGCCGTAGGTGCAGCGGCCAGTGAAGTTACTAAAGTAATCATCGGCCCAGGAAGCGATCAAAGTTTCGCATTAAACATACCAGCAGGTTCTAGGATCAGTATACGGAGTAGAGAAGTAGCGGCTCCCGGAGCAGGCTCCAACTTTATAGTTACTCTTATTGGAGGATAGTAATGCCAGCAGTAATATTCAGCGGCCCTAAAGTAAAAACCCTTAAAGCGGGTATTAACCTCAAAGGCAATGCTACTATATGGTCTGGTAACGTAGATCCAAGTGTTTCTGGATTCGAAGCAGATACAGGAGATATCTATTTAAGTACTCTTACAGGTAGGCAGTATTCTAAAGTCAATACTGGCAATACAGACTGGGAAGAAGCCGGTAAAGTCTTAGGACTTACTGCAGCTTCAGTACCTTTCGCAGACGCTAACGGTAATTTAACCGAAGACGTTCAGCTTACTTACAATTCAGGAACTCAAACTTTAACAGTACAGAACCTAACAGTAAATGGAACTACAACTACAATAAACACTGCTACGCTCGACGTAGAAGACGCTAACATAACGATTAATAAGAATGGAACCGACGCTACGTCAGAAGGTGCTGGTTTAACTATTAAACGTACTGGGACTGACGGATCAATCATATATGAAGACGCTTTAGCTAGTAAGTTCAAGGCCGGCGCGGCTGGAGCTGAAGTAGAACTAGTAGACGTATCCACTGCTCAAGTTATATCTAATAAGAGTATAGATGCAGATAACAACACTATAAGTAATATCGGAGACTCCGAGCTTACTACCGGAATAGACGCAGCTAAGCTATCCTCAGGAGTAGTGTCTAATACAGAATACGACTACCTTAATGGCGTAACCTCTTCTATACAAACTCAATTATCTGGAAAAGCCAATACTGATTTAGGTAATATAACTGGAATCACCGCTGATTTAATTCCAGCATCGGACCAAGGAATTAACATAGGTAACTCTACTACTGAGCTTAATAATCTATATGTTAACAGAGCTAGAGTAAGTCAGATATTCGCAGACGGGACAGGCCCATTAAGATTCGCAGTAACTTCAGGAATACTTTATGACTTTTCTGTAGTTCAAGCGATTAAATTAAATGACAGGCTTTTAACTAACGCCGCCGGAACCGATGTTCTAGATTGGTCCGGTACAGATCTTGATATAAACACTCGTAAGATCATTAACGTAGTAGATCCAACAGCCGATCAGGACGTAGCCACTAAGAAATATGTAGATGATACTATAGCGGCTTCAGGTAACTCTAACGATATAGATGAAACTGAACAAGTATTGGTAGATAACCAAGCAGCAGCAGCTAACATTACAGGATTAGCGCTACCAGCTACGCTACGTACATTTGAAATACTAATGTCCATTGAACGTGGAACTAGCTTTGAGAGTAAGAAATTCATCGGCATTCAAAAGAACGCTGATTGGGAAATAAACGAAGAAACTATAGGCGACGATGCGGGAGTAACTATAACTATTACTTCTGGAGGTCAAGTGCAATACACTAGTACAAGTACTGGAACAGCACCTACTATTAGATACCGCCTTTACGGAGTAGGAGTAGTATAATGTTATTAAAAGATTCAACAGGTAAACCCTCAGTAACTCATACGGCTTTCGTAGTAGGCTTTTTAGTCGCTACCGCTAAGTTGCTACTTTCTGGGATTCAGGTAGGCGGTTTAACGCTAGAGCAATTCTCAGGCGGAGACTACGCGGCCAGCGTAGCAGCAGTTGGTGCGATTTACACGTTAAGAAGAAACATGGGAACTCCCGAAAAGAAAGAAGAACAAGATGGCTAAGAACAACGATATATCACAATTAGATCATTTCGTGGCTCTCAAACGAGCTGTAGAAGCAAGTAACGACGCATTACGAGTTAAGATGATAGACGGCGTAGAGATGTCAATGGAGCTTAGCGCTGCAGATGGCGATAGCGTAATGAGCTTACCAGAGCTAGCTACTCATTCAGCTAACGTAAGTGCAGGACAGTCTGGAGACGTATTAGCCGCAGTAGACGCCTCAGGAGCTAGAGAAGTCCAACTATATGTAGAATCTAAGTCTAATATAGGCGGAGCTATTACGTGTAAGATCATGGTAAGTCCCTTAGAGTCTGGAGATGTATGGCTTTTAGTCGATTCTGCCATTCCAGGGAATAACTCAGGAGACGTAACAGCTACTGCAGTAAATAAGGTAGTAGCTAAGAGAATTAAGGTAGTTATGGACTCTGGTATCGGATCTGGTACTATTGCCGTTCATTTGGCGGTAAGGTCTTAATATGGCTAAGTTTAGACTAGGGCCGGGTAAAGGCGCTGAGAAGCCACAGGAGGCTCCACAAGAGCCTAAGGCAGAAGTTAAGGTAGAAGCTAAGGCGGAAGTTAAAGTCGTTGAGAAGATCGTAGAACGCGTCGTAGAGAAGCCAGTAGTTAAAGAAGTTATCAAAGAGGTAATCAAGGAAGTTCCTAAGATTATCCATAAGACTAGAATCGTAGAAAAGAAAGTCCCTGTTGAAGTTATCAAGGAAGTAATTAAAGAAGTTCCAGTGGAAGTTATTGTAGAAAAACAAGTAGTTAACGAAGTAGTCAAAATCAAAGTTCATAATAAAACACCAAGGTTAGTTAAGGCATTGCTAGTGTTGCAAAGCCTTATTATTCTTGGGTTATTAGTAAGTCACTAAACAATTAATATAAGTACTAAGGAGTATAAAATGCAAGAACACGAAGACGAAAAAATGATGGATATGGACAAGAAAGCCTATAAAGATGTTATTCAGGCTATTAGAAAGTTAGCAAGCGACGCTATGCTGGACGGAATGGGCGAAGACGAAGCTATCGTAGCTGAGCTTGACATTCAAAAAGTAGACGGCGACGAAGTAGAAGAAATGCTAGAAGATGAAATGGGAATGGAAGACGAAGAAGAGTCTATCATGCCTAAAGTTGGAAGCGAGAGCGAAGAAGAAGACATGGAAGACGACGAAGACGGATCTAACATGGCTGAAGTTCTTAAGAAGAGAATGCTTAAAGGCAAATTAGGCTAGAAGCCAGGAGGTTTCTATGTCTGCAAAAAGATATACAGTAGATAATTTAGTCACTAGCGTAAAAGCTAGAGCTTCAGTACCTGAATCAGATGGTACTATTACAAGTGAAGACTTAATTAGGTTCGCCAATGAAGATCTAGATGAGAATATAATTCCCCTTATCCTTAGTACTAGGGAAGAGTATTATTTAACTTATGAAGATTACAACGTCGAAAACGGTCAACAAGAATATGATATACCATACAGAGCTATCGGTATGCGTATTCGTGCTATTAAGACTGTAGTAGATGGTAAAGAGGGAAGAGTCCTTAGCCATATACCTTTAGAATTAGTAGATAACAACGATGGTATCCAAGACTATGATATTGATAGAGGCTTCTATTTACGTAACGACAAGATAGTATTTATTACTCCCTTATACAGCGGAGGCTCCGGCGGTAGCTTTAGAGTATACTTCTATTTAAGGCCTAATGACTTAGTACTTACATCTAGAGTAGGGACCATAGAATCAATAGATACAAGTACTAATACTTTAACCGTAACATCCTTTCCTAGCGTCATTAATGATAACTCAGAAGTTGACTTTATTCAATCTACGCCAAACCACAGGACTTACTCCTATGATATTCAAGTATCTTCCGTAAGCGCAGCTACCAGACAAATAACAGTAGCTTCCTTACCTAGTAGCCTACAGGTAGGTGATTACATTTGCCTAGCCGGAGAAACACCAACTCCTCAAATGCCAGTAGATATTATACCCGTTCTAGAGCAAGCAGTTGTATGTAAGGTCTTAGAATCTATTGGAGACACTGTAGGTTTGAAGAACGCCACTTCTAGATTAGAGAAGTTAGAGAAGCGATTAATGTCTGTACTAGACAGCAGAGTAGAATCTCCGGGACGCAAAGCTGTAAACCCAAATAGCCTATTAGCTGGACGCAAGAAAAGCAGATACGGCTCTATTTAAGGAGAGTTAAATGTCAGACAAACTGATACTTAAAGCAAAAGGAATATATACGCAGGCTAATAATAAGTCTTCGGTTCCTAATGGAGCTTTAGTTAGCGCTAAAAACGTAGTCATAGATAAAGACGATCTCGTTGAGCCTAGACGAGGCTTCAAGCTATTCGGAGATTCAATGGATTCGGGATCTGGCAATACTGCAAAACAATTACTCACTTACGAGAAAAGATTAATAAGGCACTACGAACCGGATAGTTCAACAGGCATACTAGAACATCAAGACTCTGAAGGTAGTGAGACTTTCTCTAAAGCTAAGGAATTAAAGCTTCAAGAGATAGACACTCTAACAGCAGCTGGAACTACAGTTACAGTAACCACTACATCGGACCATGACATTGTAACAGGAGACTCTATAACTATAGCAGGAGCTGACGACGCAGGCTATAATGGGTCTTTTGTAGCAACGGTACTAACTTCAACTACACTAGAGTACACAGCTCTATCAGCACCTTCTACTAGCCCTGACATAGGAAATGCCTTTATCATCGAAGCTACAGCTAGAGACGTTTTAGAGCCTGAGAGCGGTATTAAATTAAAGGCCGCTGAAGTAAACGGAAACTTATATATAACGACTAAAGAAGGCGTTAGGAAGCTAGATGCTTTCAATGCTACCTTAGTCCCCGCAGGAACTCCTAAGGCTTTAGATTTTACAGCAGATTTAAATAGTTCAGACCCTGGAGTAGTTTGGTTTAGTCCTGACCAACAACGAAGTTATAGAGTTGTTTGGGGACTAAAAGATGCTAACGACAACCTCATACTAGGAGCAGCCAGCAGTAGAACTTTTATCACTAATGCAGCAGCTAATGCGGCACAAGGCACTACATTAACTATGACAATACCTGAAGGTATAACAACTAGTCATTTCTATCAAATTTACAGAACCTCAGGATCTTTAGACGAAACCACCGCCCCTTCTGAAGATTATCAATTGACATACGAAGCCAACCCAACATATGCTCAACTAGCCGCCGGAACCGTTGTTCATGATGATATTCAACTAGATTTATACCGAGGAGCTTCTCTGTATCAAAATGAAACCCAGGAAGGCGATAGCCAAGCTAACGTGCGGCCTCCTTTTGCAAAAGACATAGAATTGTATAACAACATGCTATTCTACGCAAACACTAAGACTAGGCATTTCTTGCCTATAGATCTTACAGGCTTAGACTTCATTACTGTAGCTTCTTCTACCTTAGAGTTTGACAACGGGGTAGATAGTTTTACTATCACATTCGACGCAACTACCGAAGACGCAAGTACAGGACAAGCTAAGAAGTTTACCGCAGGTACTACAGCACAGAACATTGAAGATACAGCAAGAAGCGTAATCAGAGTACTGAATGATTACGATTCAAATACATTCTTAACCGCTACTTACATTTCATCTCCAGACGATCCTCCAGGAAAGATGTTAGTGGAATCTAGAGAGTTAAATGACGGAGGGTTTACAGCACAAGCTACTAACTCTGTGTCAGGAGGCTTCTCTGCATATAACCCAGCTTTGATAAATGTTACTAGTTCATCTAACGATGAAAAGTCTAATAGGATTTACTACTCTAAGTTAAATGAGCCTGAAGCTGTGCCTACTCTAAACTTCTTTAGAGTTGGAGGAGGTGACAATGAGATCATTAGAGTTAAGGCTCTTAGGGATAGTCTTTTTATATTTAGTACTGAGGGTATTTATAGAATTGTCGGAAGCGACCCTCAGCAGCTCTCTTTAACTGCATTCGATTTAACAACTAAGATTGTAGCTAGAGAATCAGTAGCCACGTTAAATAACCAAGTATTCTTGTTTGCCGACCAAGGCATTTGCACAGTATCAGATACAGGGGTCAGTATCGTAAGCCGTCAGATAGAGGATCAGCTACTTAACTTAGTAGATCCTGATTTTACTAATTTCCCCACGGCTACGTTCGGTCTAAGCTATCAGAGTGATAGAAAGTACATACTGTTCACAGTAAGCCAAGAGGCAGACACTACCGCTACTATAGCGTATGTGTATAACACTATAACACAAGCCTGGACTACTTGGGATATCGCAAAGACTAGCGGAATAGTTAGCAACTATGACGACAAGCTATACTTAGGAGCAAACGATACTAACTTTATTGAACAAGAACGTAAGAACTTCGACTATAAAGATCATGCTGATAGAGAGCATAGTATTAACATAACTAAAGTAAGTAATAGAATTACTGAGGTCGCCGTAGGAACTCCCGGAGTTATAACAGCAGATAACCATAATTTAGAAAATGGCGACATTATCAACATTAGAGACTGTGATGCAGTTCCAGCTATTGACGATATAGACCTGACTATTACTGTAATTGATAGCTCTAGATTCTTCATTAACCAAGACATAACAGGAGCAGGAACTGAAGGTACATGGAGATGTATAAGCAGGGACGTACCTTTGGTAGTTGAAGTAGACTCTGCTACAAATATACAAGCAGGCGACGTAATAGAACAAAGCCTAAGCCAGACAGTAAATACAACAACATACGATTACGAACTAGAGTCAGAAGTTGTATCAGTCAGTGCTGATACCTTGCTAGTGACCTTAAATAGAAACTTACTATTTCAGATAGACGCAGCTACTATATACGACGCATACGAAAAAGAAATTACCTATGCTCCTATCCACGCTGATAACCCGGCGTTTTCTAAACACTTTAGAGAAGCACACGTTATGTTCGACGATTATAGAGGCTCTAGCATTAACTTAACCTTTAACTCTGAGGTTTCTAGAGGCGAGGAGCTTACTACGTTAGATATCAACTTGTTTGGTAACTGGGGTATGTTCTGTTGGGGATGCTTATCTTGGGGCGGTAATCCGTATGAAGATAACATGAGGACCTATATACCTAGAAATAAACAAAGATGTAGATTACTTAACGTGAAATACACCTCAGCTATTGCTAGAGAGAAGTGGGAACTAGAAGGCATAGCCATATACTATAGAGATATATCTGAAAGGACTAATAGATCCTAATGGCTAAGATTCGTAAAATCAATAAGATACTAACGGAAGACTTTCCGGCTACTTACAGGGATTTAGTCTCTAAGCTGGCCTTTGCACTAAACCCCTTCTTAGATAATATAGTAAATGCACTAGATAGCAGACTAACTATCACAGATAACCTAGATGGGGAAATAAAAGTAATCACTATATCTTATGATAATGACTTACCTCTTAGCATAAGAACTAACCTTAACTTCTGTAATTCTGTCCTAGTGAGCAGGGTAACTAATTTAACCAATACTTCCGCTACCTTAACTAATGCTCCTTTTGTGGAGTTTAAGAATAAGGAAGAAGAAGGCTTTAAATTGATAGAAATAACTAATATAACAGGAATATCTACATCCGATAAATATCGTATACGTTTGATATTATTGAATGAGTAAACAAATAGTAAATAGGAGTTCAGTATGCCTACGGTATTAGATGATAACAAATTAGAAGAAGAAAATCAACAAGCTGGAGGCCAAGGGGCCGTTCAGACATCTTCTGGCGCTTCATCTCAAGCTGGAGGTACTGCAGGCGGCGGAAGTGCTGCAGGTGGAGGCTCTGAAGGAGCTAAGTCGTTCGCTGATAGAAAAGGAACAAGCTCCGGTAGTTACACTAACTTAGAGAATTATAGGCGCGGTAACGTGCAGGGCGGTCAACAGACTACCCAAAGAATCGCTGATTCTGCTACTCAAAAAGCAGAACAAGCTGATACCTCCTTAACTGGAGAAGAGAATAGGGTGACTGGGGAATTAGGCAATATCCAGCAATCAGCCCAAACTGAGCAGCAGCAAGCTAAAGACGCAGTAGGAGGGTTAAAAGCCTTAGAGAAAGGTAATGAATTTAGTGATAGATTCCAAGCCTACCAAACTGATATACAAGAAGGACTAGACACGCAGGGTCAATCTCAGCAAGCTCTAGGTAATCTAGCACTACAAGATCAAGAACAGAGAACAGCTCAGATCCAAGACGCTAATGAGTATTCTTCTGCAGTCACACAAGAGAGTGGACGACAAGCAGCTTTGAAGCGCTTAGCAGATAGACCTACTTATACTAAAGGGCAGTCTGCTTTAGATACTATGCTAACTGGTACTAAAGATAATATGCAAACTCTACAACAAACTAGAGAAGGCATACAAGCTAGAAACTTAGAAGGCCGTCAACAAGAACTTCAAAGTGGACTAGAGCAAAGAAAGCAAGACGTAATGCGAGCTGTAGAGCTTGGTATTATGGGAGAAGGCGAAGCTCAAGGACTACTAGGGCAGATTCAAGCGGAAGCTGCAAACTTAAGAACAGGGCTAGAGACTCAACGAGGGGAACTGTTTAATCAAATTAATGCAGCAGCTCAGCAGGATCAAATGTTAAACCAAGACGACGCTCTTAGGCAAGCTCTTGGTAATAGAATAGTAGATACTGGGTCTGGACAAGCTGTTAGAATGGGTAACGTAAACGGACAAGATGTATTAGTAAGCATGGACAAGTTCCTAGAAGCTAATCAAAGCCCCGGCGGTAACTTCATAGATACCATAAGCAACTATGGAAGCGCTGCAGATATAGGATTAGATCAGGTTAGCCCTGAACAAGCTACTATACTTAATGCCTTAACTAGAATGTCAGGCATAGCCCCAGAAGAACTAGAGCAGCAATTAATACAAGGCGCAGAGCTTGATAACTTAGGTAATCTACAATCTCTTAACCCTGAAGACGCTCTTAGGTATCAAAGTAACGTAGGTATGTTGCAGGACTCTTTAGACCCAGGACTAGCTTCTAACTTTGCAGGAATGCAAGGCTTAAGCGGAAATACAGGATTAGCTGACCATTATTCTACACATTTAAAAGACGCTACTGGCGATCTACTTAATGATCCTAATCAAGAAGCTAACTGGAAAGCAATGTTAACTCCAGCTCAACAAGCTGAGTTCGATACAGTATTAGCCAGTGAGAGAGCTAACCTTGCCGAAACCGGACAGTATAATAACAACACATTTAAGAGATTTACTGATATGGCCAGAGCTAATACAAGTCAAAGAAAAGCCACTGAAGACGCACTTCGTAACATCTACGGCGGAACCTTAACATACGAAGATTTAATGAGCGGAATTACTGCTGCTCCCGGTGACGGAAAAGCAGGGATATTTTAAAGGATATGATTATGACTAAAGGAGAATTTATATGTCTGTAGGCGGCGGAGCAAAAGCAGGAGCGGCCTTAGGGTCGGTAGTACCTGGAATAGGTAATGCAGTAGGTGGAGTACTCGGCGGTATAGCTGGAGGCATCTCTGGACTATTCGGAGCTAATAAGCAAAAGAAGCTAGAGCAAGAAGCTTTAGCTAAGTATGTTAAAGCTATTGAAGATCAGAACGTACTATCTGCTGAAGATTATGTAGCAGACTACGAGCAGTTAGACCCAGACCTTTTAGAGTTTTATGACCCTGAGGCAGAAACTGCTATTCAACAAGGAGATACAGCACTAGAAGGTATTACATTAGATCCTGCGTTCAAGCAGGCTCAGATGGAAGCTTTAGGTGCGTTGACTCGTAGAGGCGAAGAAGGCTTAACTTTAGAAGAAGAAGCTGCTAGGAATCAAATAGTAAATTCTGCAGGAGTTGCTAGCAAAGGAGCGCAAGACGCTGTTATGCAACAAGCTGCCAGACAAGGTAGACTTAGTGGCGGCGATATGCTTAACGCTCAAATGAATGCTGCAGGCGGAGCCTATGGCAGAGCTGCTCAAGAAGCATCTGACTTAGCAGTACAAAGAGATAACAGAGCTTTACAAGCTGTACTAGGCGGCGGAGAGTTCGCTACTAGCCTTAGAAACCAAGACTACGGAGAGCAGTCAGATAAGGCAAGTGCTCAAGACACTATTGCTCAATTCAACGCTAACCTAAGATCTGGAGCTAATCAGAGAAACGTAGGAGCTAGGAACGTAGCAGGGGCTGATAAGGCAGGAGTTTTGAACGCGGCTACTAAAGGCAACTTAGGAATACGAAATATACAAGCTGACCAACTAGTTAAAGGTAAGGTAAATTCTACCAACGCTCAGAACGCTAAAGCTATAGCAGCTGCAGATGCCCAACGTGGCGGATCTATGAGACAAGCTGGACAAGCTGGACAAG